GATATAATATTGTTTCTGGTAAAGGAATATTAAGAGGAACAACATCTATAGCATTGGTTTCTGATACAGCATTTACGATAACCACAGCAGACACTTTGAATATCAATGGTGTAAGTTATGGGATATCGTCTGGCGGAAGTTCTTCTGCTTCTGGTGCAAGGCATAATTTAACCGTTACTATTTCAGAGGGATTAAGAACAGATGTTAGAGCAACAGCGATTAATTATACTGGTGCTTTTGGTAACAGAGAAAGAATAACCCCATATAGAAACAACGCTAATACCCCAAAACCTTTTCTTTCTGGAACAACAACAGAAATAAATAGTGCTATTGTTGCCAGTCATTCTTTTACATCTGCTGATACAGATGATTTAGTTGTAAGAATAAAAAAACATTTAGGTGGTGATAACCAAGTAGCAGATGCAGATTTAGTATCTGAAGTATCACAATGGACACAATCACATAGGTTGCAAGGTATTGCTTATTTATATGTCAAATTAAAATATGATGTTGACGCTTTTCCTACAGGTATTCCAAATATATCTGCTGAAATAAAAGGCAAAAAGATATTAGATTTTAGAGATGGAACAACAGCATTTTCATCTAATCCAGCTTTATGTTTATACGATTATTTAACAGATACTAGATTTGGATTAGCAACACCAACTGGTAATATTGATACAACATCTTTTACTACTGTTGCAAATATATGTGATGAAGATATTAGTTTAGCTGGTGGTGGTACAGAAAACAGATATGAATCACATGGGATTGTTTATAGTAATGTTGACCCAATGACAGCGATAGATGAATTGCTAGGCTCTATGTTGGGTGTATTAAGCTATTCCAACGGTAAGTTTATCTTAGCTGGTGGAAAATATGTTGCACCTACTATAACACTTACTGAAGATGATTTTAGAGGTGGTATGTCTGTTCAAACCAAACAATCCAGAAGAAATTTATTTAATACAGTTAAAGGTGTTTTTACTAGCCCATCATCTGACTGGCAACCATCAGATTATCCAATGGTAACATCAGACACATTTGTTGCTGAAGATAATGGAGAAACAATATTTGCTAATGCAGATTTGCCTTTTACTACATCACCAACAATGGCACAAAGAATTGCTAAAGTTATTCTGTTTAAAAATAGACAGCAAATGGTTGTTCAAGCTCCCATGAAACTATCTGCTTTTAAATTACAAGTAGGTGATACAGTTAGTTTAACCAATGCAAGACTAGGATTTAGTTCTAAGATATTCCAAGTTGCAGATTGGACTTTTGTAAGCACAGCAGATGATGTAGGCATTGATTTAGTATTGCAAGAAACATCTTCTAGTGTTTGGGATTGGGACGCTGAAGAATCTGAGTTTATATCTGATAATACTACTTTGCCAACTTCTGCAACAGTAACAGCTCCATCATTAGAAGTAAGCGACATTATGAGGTCATACTCTGGTGTTGTATCAACTATTCTTTTAATCAAAGTATCTTCTAATCAGGGAACAACCAACGAATTTGAAGTAGAGTATAGAAACACATCTACTGATACTGAATATACAAGTTTAGGTAAATCCAGAGGACAAAATTTTGAAGTTGTTAATGCTGAAGATGGAATGACTTATGAAGTGAGAGCCAGAGCCGTCAATGCGTTTAATGTTTATTCTTCTTTCACAAGTGCATCACATGAAGTTGTGGGTAAAATAGCTCCACCAGCAGATGTTACAGATTTTTCTGTAAATATAGTTAATAATTTAGCAGTATGTTCATGGACACCAAATGATGAATTGGATTTATCTCATTATGTGATACGACATACTCCAGTAACATCAAGCCCTGTTTATGCTGGTGCTACTATTGTTGCAGAGTATGTATCTAAAGCAACGAATCAAATATCTTTGCCAGCTCAAACTGGAACGTACATGATAAAAGCGATTGATGTTCTAGGTATTCCATCTGAAACATCTAGCAAGAAAGGAATTATTAGAAATCGAATAGCAGATGATTTTAACGCAGTAGCAACAACCACAGAATCAACAGGATTCGCTGGAAGTAAAACAGATGTTGAAGTAGTCAACAGAGATAGTACAAATTTTCTGCAAATTAAACTTGGTGAATTATTTGACGACCATTCTGGAAACTTTGATGACGCACTTGGCAACTTTGATGATGGTGGTGAAGTTGAAGAAAATTTAGATGGATTTTATTATTTTAATTCTAATCCGATTGATTTAGGTGCTATTTATAACTCATATATCACAACCTCAATGACCAGCACTAGATTTAACGCAAACAGCCTGTTTGACAGCTTTGAGGGCTTATTTGACGCACAAGAAGGTAATTTTGACGGTAACTATACCGAACAAGATGATGTAGACGCTAGAATCCAAATATCGACCTCTAACGACAATTCTACATATACTGATTATCAGGATTATATATTGGGAAATTACAAAGGCAGATATATTAATCTAAGAGTGAAATTAACCACAACGAATCCATCATCAACACCAGCCATATCAGCATTGTCTGCGACAGTAGATATGCCTGATAGAACTTTAGCAGTAGCCAACACAGCAAGTGGTACTTCTGGAAGTGGAAAAGCAATAACATTTAGCCCAGCATTTAAAGATTTACAAGGTTTAGCAATAAGTGTTGATAATTTAGATAATAATGACAGGTATGTTATATCATCAAAATCAGCTACAGGATTCACTATAATATTTTATCAAGGTGCTGGAACAGGAAGTGTAATAGATAGAACATTTGATTTTGTAGCTAAAGGATACGGATATCTTGAATCCAGTTAGTAATTAGAGTATTGTTAACATTATTTAGGAGTTAAAAAAATGAGTCAGAATGATTTTACCATAGCAAACCAGACCTTTCCCAATACAAGGGCTGATATAAATTCAGCATTACAAGCATTGGCAAGTACCAGTTCTGGAAGTTCTGCTCCATCAACTACTTTTGCAAACCAACTTTTTTATAATACTACAAGCAATTTATTACAAATAAGAAATGAAGATAATGACGCATTTATTACCATAGCAGAATTAGACCAAACCAATGACACCGTAGAATATTTTAAATCTGATTCAGTAAGAACAGCATTGATTGAGTTTACAGATGGAGATGACGCATTAGCAATTGCAGATGGTGGTGCTTTAACTGTATCAACTTCATTAGATATGAATGGTACAGAATTAATTTTAGATGCAGACGCTGATACTTCTATTACCGCAGACACAGATGACAGAATAGATTTAAGAGTGGGTGGAGCTGACAGGGCTTATATAACTGCTAATAATATTGGTGGAATTATAAATCGCTTAAATGCTAAACCACTTATTATTAATGGTGATATGGCAGTAGCTCAAAGAGGTACAAGCACAACAGGAATCACAGGTGGTGGATATCATACTATTGATAGAATGAAAGTTGATTTAAGTGATAATGGTACTTGGACACACACACAAGATACAGATGTTCCAACAGGTCAAGGCTTTGCCAATTCTTGGAAATTAGATTGCACAACAGCAGATACTTCTGTTGCGTCAGGAACTTTTCATTTAGCAAGATATCTTTTTGAAGGACAAGATTTACAGTTGCTTAAAAAAGGTACATCAAGTGCTGAAAAAGTAACAGTTTCTTTTTGGATTAAAGCAACAGTTACAGGTACTTACATTGCTGAATTATTTGATGTTGATAACTCAAGACAAATATCTCAAGCCTATACAGTAAGTTCTGCTAACACTTGGGAAAAGAAAGTATTAAGTTTTGCTGGAGATACTTCAGGTGCGTTGGGTGATGATAACGGCAGTAGTTTTGCTATAAATTTTTGGCTTGGTGCTGGTAGTGATTTTTCAAGTGGTACATTAAGCACAACATGGACAAGTTCAACCAATGCAAACCGAGCAGTTGGTCAAGTTAATAGTGGAAGTAGCACAAGCAACAATGTTTACTTTACAGGATTACAAATGGAAGTTGGTGAGTATGATTCAACAACCATACCACCATTTCAACATGAATCATTTGGTGATAACTTAATGAGATGTTATAGATATTTTCAATCAACTGTTGGAAGTAACATGATGCTAGCAATAGCATCATCAAATAATAATTTACAATGTGGTAGCACAGGATATAAAACATCATTAAGAGCAACACCAACTGTAGTTCTTCATAATGGTAGTGAAGCAAACAAAGTACGAAGTTCAGGTGGTGGAAATATTACTTTAAGCTCACCGAGTATTAATGGAAGTATACATGGTATTAATAATTGTTCAGTAAGCGACACTCCTTTTACAGGTAATGACCATTATCAAATGTGTTACACAGCAAGTGCGGAGTTATAAATTATGGCAAAATATAAATTTAGTGTTTTAGATATTGAAGGAAATCAGTCTTGTGTTATTAGAAAAGAAGATAATTCAGTAATTCCATTCGATAATGAAAATACAGATTATCAAGATTACCTTAAATGGGTAGAAGAAGGTAACACAGCAGACGAAGCAGATTAGGAGAAACTAAATGGCTGGATTACAAGTACATACAGCAGAAACAGCTTACGCAGTTACTCAAGCGGAAATCAAAGCATGGAATAAAATAGATTCATCTGATGATGATACTGTTGTTGCATTGATAGAAAGAGCAGTCCATAACTGGGCGAAAGAATATACCGCAAGGTCATTGACCACAGTTACTTATCAATTATTTATAGATTCTTTGTATGACGTGGATATTCCTATTCAAGAAGGCTCTTACGTTGGCATAGACCAACATATAAATCGCAGAAGTATATTACTTCCAAACAGTCCTGTCGCTAGTGTAACGCATATCAAAAGCTATGATGATGACGATACAGCTACCACTTTTGCCAGTTCAAAATATTATTTAGATAATGTAAGTGTTCCAGCAAGGATTGTTTTAAGACAAGGCGAATCTTATCCGACTGCATTAAGAGTTGCGAACGGATTAGAGATTCAATATGTGGCTGGCTATGGAGCAACCACAGCAGTTCCTTATGATATTAAATCAGCGTGCTTAGAATATTCTGCTTATTTATTTGAGCATAGAGGAGATTTATTAGATGGCAAAAGAGTATTAGCTCCAACAAGTGCAACTCAATTATTGCAATCATATAAAATTAAATCTTTATCAACTCACCCTTACAGAGGTCATGCACACTATGGGGGAATGTTTGGTTAATGATAGGTCAAATGAGGAACAAGGTAGTTCTACAATCAATGAGTCCATCTACAGATTCTGGTGGTGGTCAATCTGTATCATGGGGAACAGCAACTACTGTTTGGGCTAAAGTAGAAAATTTATCAGGTACAGAAAATTCTTTTGGCGACCAGATAGAAGATAGAAGTAATTACCGTTTCACCATAAGATATTATTCATCTTTAACACCTAAATATAGAATCAGCTACAACTCTAAAACATTTAATATCCAACATATTGCATCTTTAATGGAAGGCAAAGAAAGATATCAGGTGATACAAGCTGAAGAAGGAGTAGCAACTTAATGTCAGTTAAAGTAACTATAGAATCTAAGATGAATCAAAAGATAAGCAAAGCTGTAGACTTGTATGATGAAAACACTACAAGACATTTAAACAGAGTTGCTAATCATTTAAGAAATCAAATATTAAAAGGTATGCAAGGCACACCAAGAGATGGCAGAACTTATAAAAGAGGAAATAAAACACATACAGCTTCATCTAAAGATAATCCACCAGCGATTGATACTGGAAGATTAGTTAATAGTTTTTTTATAAGACCAGCCACTAGACTTAAAAATACATCTTCTGTAGAAACTAGAGTATCTTACGCAAGTATATTAGAACAAAGTTTTGCTAGAGGTGGTTTACAAAGACCATTTATGGGAAAAGAATCAGACGCATTTAAAAACACCAAACAATATGCTAATACTATTGCTAAAGATATAAAAATAAATAAGGTAAAAATATCATGAGCTTTCATTCTTTTGATTTACAAACAATACTATATTCCACTTTAAATGGTGATAGTACGCTAGATGGTATTGTTGGTGATAACAAAATCTTTGACAATGTGCCACAAGATACAGCTTATCCTTATGTTGTTATTGGAAATATCAATGTTGCGAATAGAGGAACAAAGAGTTTAGATGGTAATGAATACTCTGTAGATATAGATGTTTGGAGTCAATACAGAGGTAAAAAAGAAATATCAGACGCTATGGAAAGAATATATGAGCTTTTGCATGATACAAGTTATTCAGTATCTGGCGCTGATATGGTAGTTAGCCAAGTCAGGAATACAATCACGCTAACAGAAAATGATGGAATTACTAGACATGGGGTGCTATCCTTATCTGTGATTGTGTACGATAGTTAATTTTTTTAGGAGATAGATATGGCAGTACAAAAAGGAAGTGCGTTGCTTGTTAAGATTGGTAATGCTGCTAGTCCAGAAGTTTTTACAACTGTTGCTGGTCTAAGAGATACATCAATTTCAATTAATGCAGAAACAATAGATGTTACAAACAAAGATTCAAGCAGAGTTAGAACATTACTAGCTAATGCTGGAATTAAATCATTTAGCATAAGTGGCTCTGGTGTATTTACAGACGCAGCAAGTGAGCAGTCAGTATTGACAGCTTTTTCAGCAACAACATTTAGTAATTATCAATTTTTAGTGCCAGACTTCAATACTTTCACAGGTGCGTTTCAAGTTACATCTATGGAATATGCTGGTAGTTATAATGGAGAAGTTACTTACTCAATGAGTTTTGAATCTGCTGGTACAGTAACAATAGCCACAGTTTAATTTAGGAGATTATTATGGGTTGGGAACTAATGCCTATAGAGATAGGCTCTAAAAAATTAGACGCACAAGTTAACATTGGAGAAAACAATGTTGAACTAGAAATACCTTTTTATAAGGGATTCAAAGATACAGATACAATCAAAATTAACAAGAAATCTTACACAATCTTCTCTGCTGACAATGTTGGAAGTAGAGATGAGATTATTGTTATATTAACCAAAACGGAGATAAACAATGAGCATAAATCGTCTAAAGGCGGAAAAGCTACTACACTTTAATGATAAAGAGTACAAGGCAAGAATGAGCCTTGATACCATTATCAGGATAGAACAGGCTTTAGGTTGTAGCATACTAAAGCTAGGAAATAAATTGGCACAAGCTGATATTACTATGACTGAAATAATATCGGTCATAACTTTAGCATTAAGGGCTGGTGGGAATAACCTACAAGACAAAGAAGTTAAAGTATTAATATCAGAGATTGGGTTGTTAGAAGCTATAAAGATGGCTGGAGAGTTGGTTACTTTAGCATTGAACGTTGATGACGATACTGACGAAAAAAAAAGTCCAGTAGAGGAATAGACGAAGAAGCTGAACTACCGTACCAAAGATGGATTGAAGTATGCGTAGGCATGATAGGTGTTAATCCAGCAGTATTTTGGGATATGAGCATTACCGAAATAACTCTAGCAATAAAAGGATTTAGTGAGTTCAATGGTGGCAATAAAGATAGACCAATGGACAAAGATGAGTTAAACGAACTAATGGAGCTGTACCCAGATAACTGATGGCAACTGAACTAGATAAACTGGTAGTCAAAATTGAAGCAGACCTTAAAGGTCTGAAACGAGATATGGCTCAAGCCAATAAAGCTGTTGGCAAAAGTTCATCTAACATGAAAAAAAGTTTGGGTGGTCTTGACGGAGTTGTTAATAAAGTAAAGAAAAATTTTGGTAAATTAGCTGGAGTTATTGCTTTAGGTTTTGGTGGTAAAAAAGTGGCTGATGTTTCAGCTCAATTTGAAGATTTACAATTAACTTTAAACACAGTATTTAAAACAGCAGAATCTGGTCAAGCTGCTATGGACTTTATTATAAAGTTTGCACAAAGAACCCCATTCGATATACAAACACTTACTAAAGCATTTATTCAATTAGGTGGTGCTGGAATAAAACCAACAGAAAAAATGTTAACTACTCTTGGAGACGCCGCAAGTGCAACAGTCAATAGAATGCAAACATTTGAAGCATTAACTAGGATTGTTACAAGAGCAGTTGGTGGTGGTTTAGGACTTGAAGAACTAGAACAATTAGTATCTGCTGGTTTACCAGTTTATAAAATTTTAAATGACGAGCTAGGAGTAACTAGGCAAGAAATATCAGAATTAGGGCAATCCGCCGAAGGTGCAGAAAAAATAATGTCTGCTTTATTAACAGGTTTAGATAAAGAGTTTGGTGGTGGTATGCAAAGAGCTTCAACTAATTTATCTGTAGCTTTTTCTAACTTGGGAATTGCTGGAACAGAACTTACAAAAGTTCTTGGAGATGAATTTAATGACAGTTTGACAGACCTTGTTAACACTTTAAGTAGATTATTTACTGCTCTTCAGCCAGTAACAACTGCTTTAGGTGGATTGTTTAATATTTTAATATTTATACTAGATAAAGCATTACTAGGAATAACTATTGCTCTTGAGAAAATTAATTCTTTATTTGCTTTTATAGAAAAAATGGCTATAAAACTTTTAAACGCATTTACACCTTTAAATATTGAATTTGAAGAATCAAATGACAGTTTAAAAGAGATGGAAGAAAAGTTAGGAAAAAATATTGAAGCTATGGATAAAAGCACTACTGCAAATAAAAAAGCACAAGAACAACTTGAAAAAAATATTGAAGCAACCAAAGAATTTAATGACCAGCAATTAGAATCTATGAGACTTTTAGAGGAAATGTCTTTAGAACCTTTAAAACAAGAATTAGAAAAATCAGAAGAACAAACTCAAGCCCTTGTAGATATATTTGATGAAGCTGGTCAATCTATATCAGACGCATTTGGTAAAGCTGTGGCAAGTGGTCAATCATTTAGACAATCTATGCTTGATATATTTCAAAGTGTAGTATCACAAGTTATTTCTTTAATTATTCAATTAACAATTATTGAGCCAATGTTAAAAAGAATTAGAGAAGCAATCGGTGGTGCTAGTGGGCAAAGTCTTGGTTCACAGATTCTGGCTGGAGCTGGTGCAATTTTTGGTTCATTCGGTGGTGAAAGAGCTATGGGCGGAAATGTAAATCCAAATATGCCTTATATGGTTGGAGAGAGAGGTGCAGAAATGTTTGTACCTAAATCTGCTGGAACAATAGTGCCAAATAATCAAATGGGTGGTGGTATTACCATAGAGCAGAACTTAAACTTTGCTACAGGTGTATCACAAACAGTTAGAGCGGAAGTTATGAATATGTTACCAGCCATAAGAGAAAATACTTTATCAGCAGTAAGAGATGCCAGATTGCGTGGTGGAACTTTTGCTAAAGACTTTGGAGCTTAAATGGCAGAGCCTACTTATCCATTAACAATGCCAACTACTCCAAACTTTGTAAGAAGTGAATGGGGTATTGCAAGAGCCGTTGCACAATCACAAAGTCCATTTACTTATTCAACGCAAGTGCATAAATTTACAGGCTCAAAATGGTACAGTACAGTTACTTTACCGCCAATGAGCAGAAGCCAAGCAAGCGAATGGCAAGCTTTTTTTATGCAATTAAACGGTCAATTTGGAACATTTTTGATGGGAGACCCAGACGCAAGTGCTGTGCAAGGCACAATATCAAATACGATTGCAGTCAATGGCGCACATGCTGTTGGAGCTTATGATATTGCGATAGATGGTGCAGATACATCTGAATCACAACTGTTTAAAAAAGGCGATTATGTACAATTTAATTCTGGAGCAACCAGCAAACTGCATATGATTATTGCTGATGTTGCTAGTAATGGAAGCGGTGTAGCTACACTAACTATAGAGCCGTCTTTATCAGCTACTTTGGCAGATGACGCAACAATTATATACGCAAGTCCGAAATGCGTTATGAGAATGACAAACAATGAGCTAACTTGGAGTGCGAATCACATTAGCTTATATGGAGTATCTTTCTCATGCGAAGAGGTTTTATAGTCTTTTTATTTTTAATGATGGTTGTTTTAATTTGGGCTTCAATGAATGCTCATGGAGCAGACAGTACCGTAAATTATAAAAATCAGCCAGTACCAAGTGCGATATCTGCTGGAGTACAAAGCTACTCGCAGATGATTTGTTCTTTTCCAGTTGTGGGTGCAGTACAAACTTCAGTAGTTGGTATATCTACAGGAACGACATTCACAGATTGGAATTGTGAACGCAGAGCCTTATCAAATTCTTTAGCAAAGGCTGGATTAAAAGTAGCGTCAATATCTGTTCTGTGTGCTGGGAGCAAAGCTGTCTGGAGTGCTATGTTACATTCAGGAACTCCCTGTAGCATATGGAATGGTAAGAAAGCACTCATAGGTAAAGACGCAATCAAACATTATAAAATGATGGGATATATAAACGATTATGGGCAAATTATACGTTATCCTGACTACTTGGGTACTGATTACAATGTTAGTAATTACAGCGACTCAAACGGTAAGAGCAACGGAAACATCAAATCTCCTAAATAACGGCTCATTTGATAACCAGACTGAAGGCTGGGAGTTAGAGGGTAATGTTGATTATGATGGAAATAATTATGGAGATTTAAATAAATCAGTTAGATTTAGCGGAAGTGATGGTGGCTCAATTACGCAATCCATAGTTTTAGATAGCGTGGCAGAAGAAAACAAAGAAGTAGATTCAATCTCTGGTAGCTTAATATCTATTGGTTGTAACAATGAAGGCTCAAGCTGGTGTACCACAACAGGCACAGAAAATAATCTTGACCCTGTAAACATAACCATGACTTTATCAGATGGAACGAACAGCGAAGTCTTAACACATAATTTTACATCTGATTTTAATGATGGTGTCATTACTACTAATTATTCTGTTGATGTAACTAATAGCTTTGAAACTGCTAACACCTCATTAACAGTAAATTATGCTGGTTTAGATACAGGAAATAAAACAGGGCAATTTGGTACAATTATAGACGATTTAAGCCTATCTTTGACACTTTCTAGTGTAATCATACCACCAGAGCCAGAAATAGTGGAAATAAGCCCTGTAATAACTCCTGAAGTTATTCTTAGCCCTATTGTTGATGATATTGTGGTAAATCCTGTAATTATCGAGCCTGTCGTAGTTGAACCAGTAGTAATAGAGCCTGTAGTAGTTGAACCAGTTGTAATTATTGAACCAATTATAGTTGAGCCTGTCGTTATTGAACCAATCGTTATCATCGAGCCAATCGTAGAGGAAGTGATTGTAATTGAACCTATTGTTGTAGAGCCAGTAATCATAGAACCTGTCGTTGTAGAACCAATTGTTGTAGAACCTATCCCAGTTAAACCAGTAATTGCAGAGCCTATTGTTGTAGAAACAGTTCAAATTGGCTCATTAGACGCAACATCAATTGTAAATACCATATCAAGCGGAATTATTGACACAAAACCGCCAGAAGATATGCAAATTGCAAATTTATCTTCACAAATATCTGTTATTTCTGATATAAGAGCAGAGCAAATGAACATGGAGATTGCAGACGTTGGAATAAACAATGAGATGCCTACAAGCATTGATGCTGGTGCAGATATACCTGTAGATAACAATATGCCAGAAATAGATATGCCAACAATTGAAATGCCAGATATTCAAATGCCAGATAACTTGCCTGAAATAAATGAGATACAAATTGAATCAGTCAATGAAATAAAAAATGAGCCAGAAACATTACAAGAAATTAGAGAAGAAATACCAGAAAATAATATAGAAGAACTTCCAACAGAACTAGAAGAAATAAATATGGAAGATGATTTAAAGGAGAATCAAAATGAACAACAAGAGGAAACAGCAACGCAGAATGAGGAAGTTGATGGAAAGAATGAAGAAAGCGAGTTATCAGACGATAGCCGAGCCGAAGAAAAAGAGCCAGAGCCAGAAGAAGAAATAAGTGAAAATGAGGAAAAAGAACCTGAAGAAAAAGAAGAAACTGCTGAAGAAGAAATAAAAGAAGAACCAAGTGCAAATGAAGAAAAGGTTGAAGAAACAACAAAATCTGACAAATCTGAGAAAAAACAAGGCTCTGATTCGCCCAAATCCAGCGATAAAAAAACTTCTGTTACTACAGTAACCCCAAAAATTAAGTCAGATATTGTGGTACAAAAACTTGATATTTTAACTGTTGTATCATTTAATAAGGAATACTTTGAGGTTAAGATAACAGATACATTAGATTTAACAAAAACGGAGATAGACTTTTATGACGGACAAGGATTCAACGATTCAGCTTACACCCAAAATAATACTGATTTTTTTGCTATCAATTGCAAGTCCGATTGCTGGGGGAATATACACGTACGCACAAATGCAATCAAGATTGACAGTTTTAGAAGATAGTATGTCAAGTATTCCGAGTGGTGATAATTCTGCAATACTAGAAAGGATTACTGCTGTAGAAATAAACTCAAGCAATAATAAAACATCTATAGATAAGATTGACGCAGATATAGATAAAATTGTTGAGCATGTTGATAAATCTTTTAAGACGGTAACAGAATCAATGAACGCAAATCCACTTTCATTAGGGAATTAATATGACATCAGCAGAGAAAGAATGTTTGTTAAGACTGGAACAGAAGTTAGATTTTGTATCTAAGAATGTAGAGAGTAATTCAAAAGAAATGATTTCTATTAAAAAAGAAGTAAGTGAATTAAAAGCAACTGTTAACATGGGTAAGGGTGCAGTCAAAGCATTAGTCTGGATTGGCTCAATCATAACAGTAATTGCTGGCTTATTTAAATACGGAGATGGCTTATGATAGGAATGATTGTTGGTGGACTTACTAAGGCAGTTGGTGGTTATCTTGAAAACAAAAGTAAAGAGTCGCAAGCTAAATCTAATTTAAAGAAAGCAGAAATTGAAGCAAAGACTTCTGTTGCTAAAGCTGTTGCAGAAGGAAAATTAGAAGCTGACAAATTAAATGCTCAATGGGAAAGCAAGGCTGTAGAATCCTTATCAGGAAGTTGGAAAGACGAGTTTATAACAATTGTGGTATTAACACCTTGCATATTAATTTTCTTTCCTAGTTTACAACCATTTGTAAGATTAGGTTTTGATATCTTAGGCACACTTCCAGACTGGTACATTAACTTAATTTATATAACTGTATGTGCTGGACTAGGGTTAAAAGGGGTTGGTGGAATCTCTAAATTTATGAAGGGGAAAAAATAATGTTAGATAAACTAAAGCATGGGTACGAAAAGATAAAAGATGTAATAGAAGATATTTCTTATAATGTTCCAGATGGAATGTGGTTTATAATTAAATCTTCTGTAATAACTATTATCTGGATTACTATTATCTGCTAACTGCAACAGCAAACAAAGTAATTAAACAAATTAATAATAATATTTGCATTATTATTCTTCTTTTTCTATAGGTTTTATAGTGTTTAAGAGAGCAATACTTTGATTAAGATTACTCAAGATAATAAAAAGGTTAGATAATTTTTTAATGTCTGGCTCTGATTCATTCATTAACTCATTGATTACTTTTAAAGTAGAGTTTACTTCTGCCTGTATTCTTTCTTTGCATTTATCATATATTAGTTTGTCTGCTATTGTTGTCATATTATCTCCATGATTCTCCGAAACACCAAGCCACCACGCACTTACGTATTCCCTTAGTTACATTTGTAACCCTATGGTTGAGGAAACTGGTGAATGATACTAATTTGCTTGGGGTAGAATTGTAGGTAACTATTTCGCCACCATCTCCAAAGAATTGTAAATCTCCACCTTCAAAACCCTCATTTAAAACCCAACTAATAGATATCTTTCTCATTGACGCAATACCTGAACCAATGTCAGAGTGCCAATCGTATTTTCCGCCTTCATGGTATTCCAAGTATTGAACGTCTTGCAGTCCAGATAATTTATAGTTTAAAGTTTTATTAATATCTATAATTGCATGATTTAGTAATTCTGCTGTAATAGATTCTTTTTGATTCAATCGCCAACATTCAACATTTCTCATATGTGATAAATTTTTATCTGTTGTTGATGTTTTTACTTCTTCACCAAACTGCATAGCTTCTTTAAGAACTAAGTCAGTCATATTGTCAGCCATCTCAATTGGCACAATGCCATATTCAGAATCTTTATTATTATCGTAAATTATATTTTCTTTGTAAAATTCGCTGTTTAAATGTTTTAATTTGCCCATTGTTTGTCCTTTTAAAAAACTCCCACCATCTCTGATGGGAGAACTTAAATTGCCATGCTATTAGGAGCATGGACTTTTAGGAAACGTTAATTAATTATAAACACACTTAAAATGGTATGTCATCATTAAATTCATCTTTCTTATTCATATCTTCAGATATTATTTTTCCAGCTTGCTCTGGAGTAAGGTTAGTAGTTTTTCTATCGTACTTATATTCTTCTCTAGTTCCATCTTCTGATATTTTATGTTCAGTAAATTTTATATTCAAATATCCTTTTTCTGTTTTCCATAAAGCTAGGTCATAACCTTTTCCATCAACATTAACTAAACCTCTATATGCTGGTGCTTTTGGATTCTCTGAGTTGTTCTTAAATAGATTCCCAGAATTTTCTCTTATCTCATAGCCACTTGGTGTTTTAATTGATTTATCTTCCATCTTGATTGCTCCTATTTTTAATCGCTGTATTTGTAAACTGCATTATTGCAATATGTTGCGATTGATTTAATTTTTTAGATTGTTTCATATACTCCAATGCAAAAGAAAAAGATTTATGAACATCTATAGAAATTGCTAAATGCTTATCCACTTCATCTTCTAATTTTTGCAAATGCCTATCTTCATCTTCATGCTGTAGTTCTAAATCTCTTGCATGTGCTTCTTCTGCTTCTTGTATGTTTAATTCGTGTTCATCTTTATCCATTATCCTTACTCCATTCAATTATATTTTTTTTTGCAATTTCTTCAATTACAGAATTAATATCATCTCTAGTATTTTCTGATGTAATGTGGTCAAGTAATACAGATACTGACATTTCAATTTCTAAATCTCTAACTTCATCTCTTAGTGTACTTCTAGGTATATCCATTTTATTTCTCCTTTCCACAATGTGGACATATTTCTTTAAAATTTAAGTTATTTTTTTCCATTGTATCTTTTATAGCATTTATACACATAGCTCCTATATTTGGAAATTTTAAAATATCTTTTTCTGAATAATTTGATAAATCTTCAAAATAGCTTATTCCACCATATAATAATCCATTCTGTATAAGTGCATTTTTTCTTGAAATAGCATGAAAGTTTATTTCTCTTATCGGAGTATTATTCATCAAATATCTCCATTGTTAATCTTCTGCACTTTTTTATTCTGCATGGATTGTTGAGCTTTATTAGCGTCATCATCTGTTTGCTCATTGGTGGCTAGCAACAACATATTTTGATACAGATACCTTTTTGCATAGGTCATAGCACTTCCAATTTGCTGTGGTTTCCTATCAGAATATAAGGTCAGTTCCGATTCAAAAAATTGTCTTGTGGGAACATGGGTAACTTTCATTCTGTAAAAGCATTGGTACTGTTCCAAAGAATCTTTATCAACATTATTATAAGTTTGTGTAAAGCTGGTCAATAAATTATGCTTTAATAATATTGGTTCACATATTTCTATGATGTCATCTAGTGTTGCGTATGTATTACCAAAATGACTGTTCTTCCCTTTCTTAGATATACCTACTTGCTGAATCTCAAGTCTGGCATCTCTAAACGCTTCAAGGTGTGCTGTTGGTACTTTTATTTCATTGCTCATTGTATACTCCTATTTAAGTTTTTTAATCTTTCATCAATTTTTCTGTTTATCAAAGCTTTCTCTACATCTGATATTTCTTTCATATTTGTTCCTCTAGTAAAATCAACTATGCAATAATCTATAAAATTAAATATACCAAAATCAGCTTGGCTTAAATAATCTTGATAGTTTCTCATAATTGATTCTTTTGAGTAGAATTTTATGGTTATAAATCTATAAAGACTTTCACAATTTACAATGCAAGGTTTATAAAATTTATAATCAGAATATATAGATTCAGTTCTTCTTGTTACAAGTGAAAGTTCTCTAATCATATCATCTATAGCATTATCAAGAACTAAACCTTTTGCTACTATTTCTACATGTTTGCTCATTGTCTGCTCCTAATTTAAGTTTTTTAACCATATTAATTATAATGTATAAAATTATTTATTCAAGATATATCTTTATTTTTTTTCAATAATAAATTATAATATTCATATAGTATAAAAAGACTATGGATAAGTTTAATTAAATCAAGGAGTTATAATGACATTCAATGAATTTTTAGTACAAGAAAGATGGTCAGTTGCAAGATTTTGCAAAGAATTAAATCTTAATGAGGCTACTGTAACAAAATGGAAATATGAGGGAGTGATACCAAGAAAAGAAGATATGATAAGAGTGTATAAGTTTACTGAAGGCAAAGTACAGCCAAATGACTTCTATGGGATTAATCAATGAGCTTTACTGCTATGGCTTGGGCTTCTAAAATAAATACTAAAAGTCCTGTATCAAAATTAATATTAATGATGATTGCTAACTATGCAGATGAAAAAGGTGAGTCATATCCGAGCCAAGACCATTTAGCCAAACTTTGCCAATGCACAAGAGTTTCAGTTAATAAACATGTTAAAGATTTAGAGAGGGCTAATTTTCTAAGTATAAGAAAAACAAAAAACGGAATGTTTGGATATAACACTTATACTTTGAATATGGGGTCTGTAAATAATTTTGACATAGCTAGTAAAGAATCTTTACACAATACTCAAGATATACAAATAACATCATATTTTGAAAAGTTCTGGGAAAAAGTTCCTAGAAAGATTGCGAAAAAGAAATGTCAGAAGATATATAATAATCTGGTAAAGTCTAAAGAAGTTACGGAAGATGAATTAATAGATGGAATGACTAGATATGCTGAAAGTGTAAAGCATACTGAAACAGCTTTTATTGCACATGCAACAACTTGGTTAAATCAAGGTAGATGGGAAGATAAGATAGAGGTAAAAGAAAAAAACAAAAACTTTTTATTAGGATAATGGAGAATAACAATGAGCAAAAAAATAGATGGTTTATATACAGCCAGAGATTTATGGGAATCAGTCAAAGATTTACATTCTGGAAATACAAGTCAACCTTATGATGTTGGCTTTACATCATTAGAAGATAATTACAAAGTTGCTAGAGGAACATTTCATGTTTGGACTGGAGTGCCGAATCATGGAAAAAGTTCATTTCTTGCAGATATTTTAATGAATATGGCAAAGATATATGGCTGGCGTTTTTGCCTATTTTCTCCTGAACATAGCATGGCGAATAACATAAAAAGATTATGTGAGAAGTATATGATGAAACCATTTGATTATGGTATGACAGATAGAATTACGAAAGATGAATTAGTAACAACATTAGCATTCATACAAGAACATTTCTTTTTTATTGATATGGAAAATGAAAGTCCAGATATAAAATGGATATTAAATGTAGCTAGACAAGCTAAAGAAGAATACAAAATAGATGGTTTAGTATTAGACCCATATAACGAAATTAATCCAAGCAGAAAAGGTAATCTAAGAGAAGATGAACATATATCTAATGTTATATCAGACATAAAAAGATTTAACAGGGAAACAGAATGTGTTACTTGGTTAGTTGCTCACCCTACAAAACTACCTAGAGAAGCAGATGGAACATACAATGTCGATTCTTATTCTATAAGTGGCTCAGCTCATTTTGCTAATAAAGCTGACCTTATCTGTGTAGTGTCAAGAAACTTTGCAGAGGAAAGAACATGTTTTCAAGTTAAAAAGGTAAGGGAAGCAGACTTGTATGGACAAATATCTGAAACATTATTTAAATGGAATACCAAAACAAGATGTTTTCACCAATTAGACAGTAACATATGGAGCAAACATGATTAAAGGCATGAGAAATAATCAGGCAAAACATATAGACTTTGGTTTCTTGTCTGGAGTTATAGAAGATAATCCTAAAGCTATGCCTAGTGATTTAGATATGGTGTTTGAACGCAAGGGTAAGTTTCTTATTGCTGAATGGAAAAGAGATGGTGAAAAGATATCTATGGGTCAAAAGATATTATTAAAATCTTTAGCTAAAAATGATAATTTTAAAGTGCTTATCATAGAAGGTTATTCATATGATGGTGCTACTGAAGTGAAAAGAATAGGAATAATTAAGCAAGATAAGTTAGAAAAAATAGCAGAAGGAATAGATGGGTTGAAGAAGGTAATCAAAAGATGGTATAAATACGCAAACAAAGGAGCATTAAATGAGTGAACAATGGGCAGTACATAATACAGTTATTAAAAATATTAATGATTTAGTCGAATACGATAGCAATCCTAGAGAACATACACCAGAACAAGTAGAACAAGTTGCCAATTCAATTAAAGAGTTTGGTTGGACTATGCCTATCTTGATTGATGAAACCAATGAGATTATTGCTGGTCATGGAAGATTAATGGCTGG